AAAACATTCGTATATTGTCTTTCAGATGCATCTGCATTCGTTTTAAGTCTTCTTAAAGATGGGTCATTTTTAAGCAATTCCTCAGCAGTTTTTCCACCTCGCATTTGATTATCAAGATATTTCTTATATTCATTAGCATCATAATCTCTTTTAGTCTTTGCTGAAGCAAGAGCATCTCTATCTCTAACATAATTTTCATAAAATGATCCTAGTTTATTTGCCTGAACTCTTATAAGGGCATTTTTAGAAGTATCGTCAGAGCCACTAGCCAGAGTTTGAGCATTTAGTCTAGTTTGACCAGCCATTACAAATTTTTCTGGTCCTTTCTTTTCATACTTCGTAGCAAGAAAATCAAATTCACCATTTTCAATACGTCTATAATCATCTTTTGAAATATAACTGTTGTTCAGTTTGACAAAATTCTGAACTCCTCTCAACCCTATGACTTGTTCCATAGGGTTATCTTTTTTATAAATTCTACCTCTCTCTGTGCTTAACTCATCTAGAGGAGTTAATCCTTGTACAGCAGTCTTTCTGACTCTTGCCCTTGCCCTTTGTCCTGGCCGAAGACCTTCTAAAGCGGCTTCACCACCTTCAAACAAAAGAATACCAGTACCAACACCCAAAAGAGTAACCCAAGTTACGGGATTCAAAAGTGCTCCCATCAAAATAGGTAACGTTGTGACAATAGCAGAAAGTGTTCCCAAAATAATAGGAATACCGACCTGAATAGCCAATAACACTCCACCAGCAATGGTGAGAGCAGTCATAATTTTTGGTATGAACTGCTTAAGTTGATTTTGTTTTTTTTCTTTATTCTGCTGGAACCATTTAATCACTCCATTCGTAAACCAACCAATAAAGGTAAGAGTGAAGAACTTGATAAATGGATCTAAAAATTGCCTAATTGTATTGAAAATAGACTTTGCTGGTCTAGCAATGGCATTTGTAATAAAACCAGCAATTTTCTTGGGTGCTTCTAATGCTGACTCTATATTAAATCTTCTTAAATTTTCTGCCTTTCTAGATGTTTCTTCTTGCTGTTTCTGTTGCTGTGCTGCTTTAATACCTGCTTGCTGAGACAGTAACTTATTAATAGCAATTAAGTTCTTATTGATAGCATCTACAGACTTCAGAAGATTTGCGGTTACCTTTGGCGTGACCATTCTCATGCCACCCATTACAGGTGCATTTCCCCTTTTAAATCTTCCGAAACTAGATGAGGTTATTGCCATTAAGATATGCCGTTAGCTTGTTGCTGCTTCAACTTTTCATCTTCTAGGTGTTGTTGAAGAAGTGTCAAGTAAATCTCCCTCTCCCAAGGAAGCATATTTTCAATCTCCGTCAAGCTATATTTATGATGCTGTACCAAGGCAAAGTTTACCTTATAGTATGACTCAAGATTTTCATGAGCCATACCTAACTGAAAAAACTTGCCAGACCCTCAATTACAACGTCAGACTTCACACCAGTTTTAGGATTAGTGACTTGAACAGTATGACTCAGTTTAGGCATTGTTGTGAAGAACTCTTCCAGTTGTTTAAACTGAGCAGTTCCCAATCCCTCAATAAACTCGACCATTTCTTCTTCAGTGTGATCTGATGCTGCCCAAGATTCTTCCTCGGTGAACACTTGTTCTACACACTTTGCGACCATCTTGAAAGATTGATCAATTTGTTCAGCACCACTATCAACGAAATTCTCCTGAATAAATTCAGATAGAGATGGGTATCTCATCTTCATAGAGAACTGTTCATCCAACTGAATGATGTTTGTGTGCTTTGGATCTTTCTGAACTTGAATATCACTTAATGGAATAGTGACATCAACTCTAGTCTCACCGTCATCAGGACAGGTAAGAATAACGTCTACTGTTTCACCAACAGACTTACCACGGATATTAAGGAACAGATATTCAATATCAAATGTAGAGAGTTTTTCTACCTTAATTCCTCTGGTTAGAATGCAGTTAGACAGCACCTGCTTCACTGCTGTCTGAATTTGATTCATGTCCTCACTTTCCATGGCAATGATGAGAAGTTTTTCTTCTTTCACCAGGAATGGTCTATACTTAACTTTTCTGTCGGAAGATGGAAGAATCAGTTCGTAGGTAGGTGCGTCGATTTTTGGTAAAGACATAATGTACTCAAAGTCGTGTTTTTATTTAGTGCGATTATCTTGGAGCAGTGTTATTCCTTATTTGAAGTAGTGTTGGTTCTGGTTTTGCAGTTTCTGCTGGTTTTCCAGTCTCACCACCAAGAGTTGATGGACCACTTGGTTTTTGGAATCTAATCCAATCACCACCAACCTCATTTTTTGCTTCATTAAATGCTTCCTTGAGTGCTTTAGAGTAACTATCAATAGCACCGAAGATGTATCTATCGTAAGCAAATCTTACCGTAACTTCTAATACTCTAGAAGCATCGTAAGAGATTTGACTAGTGTTAATGTTTGTTGGGAAGGCATTCATGAAGTTGTATTCAATCCTGTTATCATGATCTTTATCAAATTTTAGCAGTCTTATTCTCTCACACTTATAAGTATCTGGATATCTTGCTCTGTAGTAATAATTGTCCTGATCAAATGTCAGACCGTCAGTTTCATTAGAACCACTCAGAATAAATTCTTGCCACAGTTCAAAGAACTTTTGAACCTTATATTCATAGTCAACATAGAAAGTTAGATCCATCTCACTAAATTGCCTTCTATAGGCAAATTTTTGTGTGACACCAGGATATGTACTTGTTGCCTCTGTGGTGTTTATTTGTGTGCCAGGTACAGCAGCACGACGGCAGTATTCACCAAGTTCTCTGTTGATAAAGTTAGAGTCAACTCCTCTTCTAATCAAATATGAACTCAGACTGGTGAGTCTGCTAATTCCTCTGAACTCAACTTTATAGTGAGAGGTTTGAGCTACTCTACTGAAATTAGAGACAAAATCTGTGGTGGATTTTGGTTTTAAACTCTCTCTGTTAAATGCCACAATAAATACCTCTGGGAATTGCTATCATATTATGTCGTACAGTGGCAGATATAAACCTACCAATATCAAAAAATATAAAGGAGACCATAGTAACATTATTTATCGCAGTTTATGGGAACGTAAGTTCATGGTTTACTGTGATACTAATGAGAACATTTTAGAGTGGGGAAGTGAAGAACTAGTAATTCCCTATAAATCACCCCTCGATAATAAATGGCATAGATATTTCCCAGACTTCTTCATCAAGTATCGTGATAGCAAGGGAAACATCAGGAGATCCATTATTGAAATCAAACCTAAACGGTTCTGTGAGGCACCAAAGGTTCAATCAAGAAGAACCAAAAAGTATCTCTATGAAGTGACCGAGTATGCCAAGAACCAGGCAAAATGGGAGGCAGCAAAGGAGTTCTGTGAAGATCGTCGTTATGAATTCAAAGTTCTAACAGAAGATGATCTAAAAGTATGAATAGGATTCAAACTTATCAAGATAACTTCATCGGTCTTGAAGAGAACGATGATATTATGATGGCACTTCTAGAAATCCTAGATAAAAAGTCTTGGGTTCCTGAAGTCGGTAAGTTTTACACTTACATCTACGCACCTAAAACTCCAAACATTGAATATGATGAATTTCCTTTGATTGCCTGTATGGAGATAACACAATGGGGATGGAAAGGGTTAAACTTCCACTGGGGTTTGATGAGAAATTATACCTTCGAAGAAGTACAAGGTCAACTATACGAGATCTATGCTGAAGAACTAGATAGTGCTCGTGCTCTTGGTTATGGCAAATTCAGAATAAATAGGTAAAAAAGGTTATGGCAGCATCCGAAGTAGTAGATCCTAGAGCAGCAGCTGCGGCAAGAGGTAGACCACCAGCAAAACCAGTTCAGCAATCATCGCAATCCGCTTCGGCAGCAGCTCCTGGAGCAGGTGGTGGTGCCAAATCAAAGGTAGAGAGATATAGATATCCTCTAGATGTTTTAAACAGCAGCAGTGACTACTTCATGCTGCAGGCTGTAAAGTATACAGCACCTGGTGTTGGTTTAGCAGGTCAATCACAAGCACTTAGTGAAATTATTGGTGCCTCTCCTGGTACTAACCAACCACAATTATCAGAGGCTGGAAATAATCTAAGACCACCGACTTCAGATGGTCAGTTAAGAAAGAACGAAAAAGAAAATACACTGGCATATTATATCTTACCAATGCCACCTCAGATTGGCACCAACAACCAAGTTGGTTGGGATAAGGGAGAGATCAATGCTGCTGGGTCTGCTATTGCGGCACTTGGGCAGGAGTTAATGAAAAATAGCAGTGGATCTCCAATACCAACACTAGAAG